GTTGTTTGGAGATGAAATGGACTCATATGATGAAATAGAATTAGGGTATAATGATGCACAGACAATTAATAAGACATATTTGAAGTCTAAAGATGGTACTATGATGATTTCAGATGGAGATGTAGAGTCATTAGATTTGAGCATAAATTCTATGATGTTGATGTTGTACATGATGATGGGATCGTTATGGATTATAAAGGAAGACACTCATATGTATCGAATGTATCAATACTTGCTGGAGGGGTGTGCAGAACAGCTAGCAGGGAAATGCGTACGATGGTTGAAGGATTTTGTGTTTCTCTTGGGTGTGATGCCCTCAGGCAGTCTGGAAACATCACATGGAGACTCTTGGATAGTAGGGGTTATGATGTTTTTGACCTTTGTGTTCTATAAAATGAGAGTGTCTAGCTCGAGTGATAGAAAATTGATATGGGGAGCATTGACTCTAGGCGGCTAGTAATGCTTATTACGGGAGATGATTTTGTGTATGCATACCCTAGGAATTTGGACGCTTTGATAGGAATCGATAGGTTTTGTGAGTATGTGTCCCAAGTGTATCATATGGTGTTCAAAACTAGGAATAAGTATTATTCATTGGTAACGTATTTGCGGGTGCAGAATAGTCAAGTGATGGAAGTGGTATATCAGGGGCCGAGTTATTTGAAAAGGTCTTGGATATTAGCAGAAAACTTTAATATACAATTGACAGACCCGGAAGTGGCTAGAATAGTGCCGTGGCGACCATTTGTTCAATATAAGTGGAGAATGGCAATACCAAAGGATAATAAGGATCTATTTTGTAAGAACATGGCCCGGCTAATAGTATTAGCCTATGATTCATTGGGAATAGAACCAATAACGTACGATACTTTGTTGTATATGTATAAGCTTACATATAATAAGTCCCTATTGTTGTATAGGAATGAAGGGGAACTACGGGATCGATTGCAGGAGTGGGTAGATGAAGATCGGAAATATTATTATAAGGTAGGTATTAGACAGATTAAAGGAGTATTTCCGTCTAGAAAAACACTATTGCGAAGAAACCATTATGATAGAGATTCCCACAG